TCTGCGGGCAAATGCCTCGCATAATTGCCATAGTTGTCTCGGAACGTCCAAGACGGCGGGTCTGACAAATAGGTGTATGAGCCCACTTGCGCAGTCCATTCCTTCTTGTTCACTCCATAGATATTGACAGCATCAAACAAGTTCAGAGCAGTCTCGGCTCTTTGGATGCCCAAGAGACTGACTTCCACCTCGCTAGATTCTTTGTTCGTTATATCAATATCGACGGGGCTTTGATTCGTAACGACTACAGGCCGAGTGTTTCCACGGCTTGATAAAACAACCGTGTCTAGCGTCTCTCCCGTTAAAACCTCTTCACTCGACGGGTCAATAAGGCTGATGCCAGTAGAAAAATCTACCAGCTCAGCTTCTACTGTTTCAACGCCGGCGCCAACTGCGTCTTCTTCAATTTGATAATACTGCTCAATTTGATCTTGATAGGAGCTTGTCATTCACCGCCCTCCTACACTTGCTCTTCCCAAGTTAATGCTGCACTTGCGCTAACAGTTCCAGACGCCGCTTGGGCAAAAACGTACAAAGTGTCACCAACGGCAGCGGTCAATGGGTAGGAAAGGTAGTCTTTGTTGTAGCCAAAGTAGGGCGACAAGTCAATGTCTACGCCCCCTTCGCCCACGAAGAAAGTAGCAACAGTCGTGCCGCCCGAGACAGTCACCACTCCGCTAGAAGTTGTGAATTCAATGGGGCTGAGAATGTCAGCAGAGGAGAAAGACGGGCTACCAGAAACTACTGAGGGGTTTTTGATAAGCTTGACCACGCCCCTGCCGCTAGTGCCCACGCCAAGACGAGTGGGATACACTTGCATCCGATTGCGAATGGAATTGATCGTATTTTTGGTGCGAAGACCAACAAGCATGGCACCGGAAGTAGTTACGCTTCTGTCTTGACTATTGCTTGCACTGCGGGCAGTAATCGTGCCCTTGTCGCCTCCGTCGATGTAATAAGAGGCACCATACTTATACAGAGCACATTCACTAGCACTTGTTGCCTTTTGTGCGAGATAAGTAATGGGAAGAGTGGGGTTGCCTAGGCTTGGGCTAGTGAGTTGGTTAGATGCGCGAATATGGTGCATCCTCACCCATCGGGCCTCTCCTGCAGTGGTTGAGTCAGGCACGTAAGCCAAGAAGTGGCCTCCAACTGCTCCATACCAGCTATATTCAATCTTGAACATTGTCACCTTTGTCAGGTCAATGTCCCAAACGCTTTGCCTTGTAGCAACGTCACCTTCCTCGTCAAGAACAAACGATGGATTGCCGTAGCTAACAGTGGGGAAAGACGCAGTGCCGCCTACGGTCAGCGTGAAACTATTGCGCCCAGGCGTGCGATCTGAATAGTACTGAGTGCGGTTTTCTGCGTCTAAGCGGTCGTGACTGAAAAATTTACGAGGCACTCGATACTCGTAGGTGTATCGGTAGTCGTCTGGAACCGTTAGGAAGTTAGCAACAACGCTCGTGAGTCCATTGGAGGAGGCATTGCCACCAATGCTGTTCCCCACTCCCCGCAGGCTCAGGTCAAACAGTGCAGCATGAACGTAAGTAAGACCGCCCCTGACGATCACCAGATCAACGCCAGCGGTGCCACGGTCGCCGTCTAGAGTGTTTGGCGTACGAATGCCTGTCTCGTCGCTTTCAAAGGCGCTGCTGCGCCTTACAGCGTAGAGATTAAATTCCTTGTCAGCAATAGAAGGCTGTGAGCCTCCTTGTACTTCTAGGTAGTATCCGTCGCGCTTGTCAAACGCGCCAAACTTCTTGATGTCGGTTCGATCAGTATTGGCGCTGGTTCTTACACCGAAAGTTGCGGCGCTAACACGGCCAGGCTGATAGCGGAAGAAACGCTTGCTGCTAAGAATTTGGTAGGCGTTGGTCGCAGCAGAACCAAGGCTGACTTTGGCTGCGCTTTCAAAAGGAAGGTGGACAGTAGAGCCAGTTCCTTCGCTCTGCCATTCGTTTGGATTGATGTCATAAGTGGTAACGTCCGCGAAGATACCCAATGCAACTTCGGACCTCGGAATGCCAAGAAGGCTCAGGCTGACTTCACTGACTTGCTGATTCTGCACCTCCACGGGCACAGGCCCTTGGTCCGTGGCGATGACAACTGGCAGGCTCTTGCTTGCTGGCTGAGGACCAGGCGGAATCGGAGCAGTCCTGCCAACCGTTACAACTGCTACGCCTTCTTTTAGTTCGTCAGCCATGAATCAGGGAAAACAATTTGCAATTGTGGCGCCCACTTCCACGTCGCCAGCAACCACAGTGTCTTGTCTTAGTCTATAGACGCTTCCGCCAATTGCGGCATCAGTAACGCCAGACAAGGCAGCGATGGTAAAAGAATAAGGAGCTAAATACGAAATGTCAGTGAGGCCGCTGTAGATGCGAGCAGAGGTATTGTTGTAATTGATTGAGCTATCGCTTGTATCGCGGAATATCACTCGCTCGGAAGACGCAAGGGTGTGGTTGGTTTGCGTGATAAAAGTGCCGCCACTTACGCTCACCAAATCTGCTACTTGCTCTTCCTGCTCAATACGCGCTTCCCAGAAAAGCGAAGAGCGAATGTTGTCCGTGTAAGCATTAGGAAAGAACACGTTGGTGGGCTGAATCGTTTGCACTTCAGTCCATAGCGTGTTGGTTTGCGCGGATGTCAGCCAAAACCTCACGCGACCAGCATTCAGGGGCTCTTGTTCTTCAGTGTTAATGTCCAACACCTTAGTCGTTACGCCGCTGGCATCAGTCTTCCATACTGACGCGCACACTTGCACCCCAGAAAGATCGTACGGCTCTCCATCGGCATCCTGAAGAAGCAAGCTAAAGCCGTCGAAGAAATCCCTCCGCAGCAGCGTAAGATTAAGGCGAGGGGCGATGGATGTGGCGAGAAAGCTGCTCATGCTGGCACTTCGCGATAGGCAAACATGACAGTGTAGTTAGTGGTGCCACTGGCCACTGCGTTGATTTTTTCCCCTGAAGCACTTTCAAACAGGCCAAGCTCGTTGCTCAGTGAGATGTTCCCATTCGGCGCCAGGTGGAAGTTAGGAGTGAGATTGCTTGATCCTCCGCTTTGGAAGCGCACCGTTCCGCTAGCAGCAGACGTGATCAACATGCTCATCACTCGGAGCTTGGTTGCACTGACTGCCGCAATAACGTCGGTGCTGCCACTGGCATTGACGAACGCAGTGCGCCCTTCAGTCGTAAAGGCATCATTCTTGACAATGTAAGGATCACTGGCCGAACCTGCTCCAGTGGCCTCCACATAGGCGGCGTCTCCTGCTGCATCAAGTCCGTAAATAGCCATGATTAGAACACTAAAAACAAGAATCGTTGATTTGGCACTTCCGTACCATTTGCCAATCTTACAGTCTGGCTTGTCGTAAAATCAAAGGCCAAGGGACTTGACAATGTGACAACGCTGTAGGACCAAGGGGACCGAGAGCCGTCAATGCCAATTGTAGCCACTCGTATCTGATAAACAGAGCCACCGTTGTAAACGTCAGGAGGGAAGCGAATGTAGTTAGAAGCCGTTTGACCAATGGGAGTCCAAAGCCCCTCTTCAATGTCCAGAAACTCCACGTCAAACAGCGCCACAAAAGGATTGTTTTGTAATCCGTTCCAGCAAACGCCTGGACTTACTGCAAAATGCAAGAGCGATGGAGAGGCATATTGTGGGAACTCCCACGAAACTTCGTTGTAAGACATTACAGAGGCGCCCCAAGGATGATGCTACTGCTTTTGACTACTGGCAACACGCGGCGATCTCGACTGCCTCTGCGAGCAGAGCTTAGCAAGTTGTCCGTATCGGCTAGTTCATATTTGCTTTCTTCGTAGAGCGTGGCCGCAACAGTCACAGTACCCTCATTTTCTGAAGCGGAAATAATGCGAAACTTTCTCACCCCATCGGAACCTTCTTGAAGGACCCATGGACTGCCAACCGCTGGCGCAATAGAAAACCCTGGCGAAACAGTTACGGCGCTTTTGGTGCCACTACCACTTGTCACCGTGCGAGTTTGAACCTCCCCATTTGGAAGCGCAACGCTAAGGCTGTATGCTGCGCCAGTAAAAACAAATGGAGCATCAAGAGTTAGCGCCGAAGCTGAACTCACTCCCGCAATTCTTCCTCCATAGCGCTTACCCCCTTTTGTCGGATCTGCGATGCCAATAACTTCACCGGGCAGCAAAAAGAACCCTTCAGTTGCAACCTTAAACGTAACCACTTCCGTTTCTAATTGATTAGTCAATAGTGCCCACCGGCCAATGCGATGCGCTTGACCTTGAGATGTAGTGCCAAAGGCTCTAATTTGCAGCTCTTGATAACCATAGCGATCTAGTCCATTCCTATCTTCCACGTATTCAACTTTTTCCTTGTAGAAGTCATCTGGATCATTCCAGCTAACTAGTGCGACTGTTTTTCTCGCCTTTCTGCCAGTGCCTTCATAAGAAAACGGAGGCTCTTGAATTTCGCCGTTGTCGTCAACAGCTTGCAAAACATTAGCCGGAGAAAATATCTTTGTCATCGTTCGCGGCTTGTCCTGCACCGGCACGATAGTTCCAGCTTGGTAATAAAGCATTCCACGAAATGCCGATGCAATACCGTTCAGCACTTCATACGCTTCTCCTCTAGTGGTGATATAGGCATTAAACGTGAAGCGTGGCTCTCGCCCGCCCCTCCCATCGGAAACCAATTCATCGCAGTATTGAGCAATGGAATAAAGCGCAAATTTATCCACTTGACTTTCGCTGATAAACTGCCCACATCCGTATCTATTGTTTGTGATTAAGTCATAAAAAACCCACGCCGGATTATTGCAATACTCTGTCTTAAATGTGCCATTCCAGATGCCTGAGTATGTACGAGATTTTGTGTTGTAATTAGACGGCACCTTAATCTTAAGTCCGAGTAAGTCAGCGGAAATGCGAGGAACAGACGAGAAGTTTTCGGCTCCAATTTTCAAGCCAATTAACGCTGTATTTGGATAGCGAAACGACTCGTCAATGACGCCAACGAGCGCCTTAAATATAAGTTCGTCATTTATCTGCGTGCTGGTAGAATCTGGCGTGATACGCCTGACTTCTACCGTCCACGGCCCCGCTCCAGACAGCTTGTATTCATATTCAAAATCAACCGGACCGCGAGACTTGCCCTTAATCTCCTTTCGGTCGTTATGAATGGTTGACCCTGTAGATGTAAAGATTTTGATTCTGAAAGAAACGGCGCTCCCTTTAATATCTCCATTCTTAGTGGCGCGAATCAAGTTCGCAACCCCCACTCGCACAATTAGTCGATCCAAGGAGGAAGACGAAGTTGTTTTAGTAATAGCGCCACCATCGTTTGTTAGTCGAAGCCCTACGTTTTGCTCAATTCGCACATCGTCAAAGCCTGGCATTGCGGTTTGATCTTGTGTGCCAACTCGATAATCGGCAACGGCACTATTTATCTCGCCAGCAGAATTGCCACGAATGACGGAAGGCTTGTAAGTGTCAAAAGCAGAAGCAAAGCTCCCCTTGCCATTTGTAGACGCAGTGCTGCCAGTGTAAAGATTTTGAATGGCAAAGTTAAATCGACCATTCTCGCTTTTGATAGGGGTGTCATCAAGATAGATTCTTGTGAGAGGATCTAGACCTTGCTCAAACCCTTCGATCTCTCCCTCTGAGACTACGGCTACAACTTGCGCGTCTGAGCGACTCCGCAAGGAGTCGGGATCTTCCTTACCCCCTTTGCCCTTGGCGCCTTCTATTGCTAAAAGTTCTCTTTCTTGTTCCATCAAACTGCCACCTTCACCGTCGAAATTGAAGAGCTGATAATCAATGGATCGGAGGCTAAAAACCGCCCGTAAAGCAGTGGCACCGGCAGACCCTGATTGGTTGTTACTGAAGCTCTGTCAAACAGAAAACTCTCGCGCCTCTCCCCGCCCGGCGACGGGGCAAGAAGTTGAGCAATGCCACCGAGAGCCAAACTGACACCAGCAGAAGCAAGCAATTGCCCACCAATGAGCAAAGCATTGCCGATGCCGGAAGAGATGGCCCCGGAAAGCACAGCGCTAAATGCCAGCCCTGGGATAGCAAAGGAGAACGCAATTAAAGCTGCACCAAGCAAAATTCGCCCCAGTGCGCTGCCTCCAACCATGACTGGCGCAATAATCAGCCTTTTGCAAGTCATCAAAATGTTTTGATAATCCATCCCTTCTGGGTCTTCGTCCACCACTCGAAAACCAATACCATTTTCGTGGGCAGTAATCATATACTCCCGAAACCCCTCTAGCTGATGAGTAAGAGCCGAAATGATCTCGCGGGGACTGG